TTACGACTGTTAGAAAGCATGCCGAGACCATGGCAACGCACAGGTAGTAAAATACTTGTGGTAGAAAGTAGCGACTACCATTACCAAATGATGGGAACAGATCGCGATACCTGGCGGGACCATGTTACTAATGAGTTAGCAAAGCACACAGATCGTACTGTTGAGTATCGTGCAAAGAACATGGATCGAAAAACACGAGAGTCGGTATATGACTTGTTAATGTCAACTAACGATTATTACTGTGTAATTTCAGATTCTAGTGCAGCCGCAGTAGAAGCAGTATGGGCCGGTGTACCAATAATTACTCTAAACAAACATATCACTACCGCAATTGCAAGAACACAAGTTGCAGACATTAACGATTTATATCGCGGACCTATCGGTGACTGGTTGTGTGCATTAACATACAGCCAGTTTACCAAAAAAGAAATGCAAAACGGCACAGTCTGGAAGATTTTAGAGAAGTATCATGTATGATGTAGTTGTATACCTTAGCAGTTTGCCACGAATAGCAGATCGCAATCGTAAAGTTGAAGTGTTGCAAGCATTTGCTGCTGGCTGCACACAACTAGGGCTAAAAACATTGCTGCAAGGTAATCAGCAACTAGCACCTACTAAGCTAGGTGTTATATTAGGATGGGTAGGTCAAAGCATCAAAGGTCCGCACATCCAACTGCGCAAAGATGTAATAGCAAATCAAAAAGTAATGAGTATAGACGGAAGTTGTTTTAAATTTGCTGATCCTACCAGTATTTTCCTACGCTACAGTCTTGATGGTGTATATTACAACACAAACGAATATGCTAACAAAAATAGCGGTCCTAACAAGTGGAATCAAATAAGTCAACGCCTAGGGCTTGAGTTAAAACCTTGGCGTGTGCATGGTGATCATATTTTGGTTTGTGGGCAGCGTGATGGAGGCTGGAGCATGAAAGGTGTTGATATGAATCAATGGGCCTTGGAAACAGTAGCACAGATAAGAGCACAAACCACTAGGCCAATTGTTATTAGACCACATCCAAAAAATCCTATTAATCAGCATCTGTTTGCAGGAATACCTAATTTAAAATTCAGTCGTACAACAACACTACAGCAAGATTTAACCAATGCATGGGCTAGTGTGTTCTTTAATAGTTCAAGTTGTGTAGCCAGTGTGCTAGCAGGTGTGCCTGTGTTTGCATCTGATCCTGATTGTGTTGCCTGGCAAGTGGCCAATCAAGACTTAGCACAAATAGAACAGCCATTAACTCCGGCAAGAGAGCAATGGCTGTGGGACTTGTCAGCAGCACATTGGACCGATGACGAAAGCAGAGCTGGGCTGATTTATAACAAGTTTAAACCGTTCTTACCAACCTAACACATAGTCATTCTTGACCGAAGTTAGAATTTTTGCACCCCAACTTAATAATGTATCTAATGCTTGTGATGTATCTGTATGGCCAACATCTTTGTGTTTCTTATGTTCCACAACCATGATAGGCTTGTACTTTAGGATTGTTTCGTTGGCACCGCGCAAGATAGTGTTTTCGTAGCCTTCGCAGTCAATCTTGATGTAGTCAATCTGTGGTAAATCCAAACTGTCGAGCCTGTACATTGGAATTGACCCTTCGCCAATGCTAGCAGTATCCACATGACTATGCCCGGTGTTTTCAGCAGTGATAATCATGTTGATTTGTGTGTCTTGCTCACCTAGTGCGCATGCACGAACTTCAAAGTTAGCAGAAGTAACATTTCTCAGCAAGCACTCTCTAAAGTCTGCAACAGGTTCAAATGCAATAACATGATCAAAGTTTTCACATAAGTCTCGACTCCAGAGTCCTACATTGGCTCCGATATCTAGTGCAAGTCCTTTGCGGTTACAAAGCCCTATACTAACTTTACGAACAGGCTCTTGATAAACTGGTCGTCCGCCCTTTTGTATATTCTTACTTAACATTTCAGCAAAGTGTGTGTCTTGGTCCGGGAACCACCATCCTTGTGTTTGATACATTATCGCTTGCCCTTTAATACATTTTGCCAGTAGGGGTTATCCGAATGCAGTACAACTTCTTTGGGTTTTGAATGACCTTGATTTTTACGATCGCCCTTAACATGGTCCATCACACTACCTAGCTCGCTGTTGATAAACGGATGCCCTGCAAGACCTTTGTTATCTGAACTGGGGTTAAGGTTATGGAATTTGCAGCGTCCTTGGAATTGTTTTCTTAACACATCAAAGATGTAACTGTCGTGCCATTCGCGTTCCATAAAGATAGTGTCATTGTTGTACATGTTGACAAAATCTTTTATAAACTGTCTACACTCGGGCTTGTTTAGTTGATATCCTACCCAACCACATTCTGAATGATAGCTTTCACCTCTGCCCAGATAGCTAATCATTGCATTGCCAGGGCAAACAGTTGATAACCATTGTTCGGATACAGGAGAATGTGTATGCGAATCAGCATCAATCCAAATCATCCAACCGTCATCTATTAGATTAGCACAAAGATCTTGCGCAAAAACTTTGTAACAAAATCTTACTGCGTCCCATCGGAATTGTTTCTTTGGATTAAACACATCGGGAGGTCCTGCTCGACCATGAGCTAGCGGATTATCTCGATGGCGTTCTACAAACGCTCGTAAATCTGGACTGGCATCTAATAGATTGATTACTCGAGTGTTAGGTCGAGATGTTCGGGGAGTGCAGTTCTCTGCACATATGATAAGATCAACTTCTGCAGGCCAATTAGCTTCAAAACTGTCAATCATTCGTTGACCGTATTGTTCTAGGCCTGGTTGGTGAAACGAGGTAACTATAGTGTATTTCATGTAGGATATTTAGTGATCAAGACAGTAGCGTACTTTCCTTTGCAGTGTGCCTTAAATTCAGTTCCTGTTATGCAGGCGGTGTTAGATTCATTACGAATGCACGGCGTAGAGTCTGTTCCAAATTCAATGAGCGCAGACTGTGCAATTATTTGGAGTGTACTTTGGGCAGGTAGAATGGCAAAGAATCAGCATGTATATAAACATTATCGTAGGAATAACCTACCTGTTATTTGCATCGAAGTTGGCACATTACATCGTGGCGTTACTTGGAAAATTGCACTTAACAATGTTAACGCCCAGGGATATTACGGGCACTTAGAAGATTTAGACATGGATAGGCCAAAAAAGTTAAATGTTACATTGCAACATAACAATCTAAATCATGGCAAGATTCTAGTTGCTGGGCAACACAAAAATAGTTTACAACTACAAGGGGTTGATCAAGAAGCATGGTATGTACAAAAAATGCACGAAGTTGCAAATGGAAAAACTGTAGTTGTTAGACCGCATCCTAGATGCGCACTAGATAAGTCTAGATTTCCAAAAAATGTTGTATGGGAACAACCTAGGAAGTTGCAAGACACATACGACAACTTCGATATGCACTGGGACTTTGATGCAGTGATAAATTATAACTCAGGACCGGGAATACAAGCAGCAATTGCAGGAGTAACACCGGTTGTGGACCAAACTAGTTTAGCGTATGGCATTACAGATAGAGAGCATTGGCTTGCACAAATTTGCCATACTGAATACACAGTAGATGAAATAAAACAAGGTACATGGATACCAAGGATATTTAATGAAACCAGCAATTGATTGTGCGTGTGTAATACACGGCACAGCATATCATTGGGACTATGTTGAACGTTTGCACAGCATGCTCTCTCGACATCTCACTAACCCTGTTAACATGCATGTGTATACTGAAGCATCAAGAGATGTTCCGTCACATATGATTAAACATTCGCTAGTTGACTGGGCGTTCAACGGACCTAAACAAGGGTGGTGGTACAAGATGCAGTTGTTTAACATCAATAATCATATAGGACCTTTGTTATACTTTGATCTTGACACTGTGATCACAGATAACATTGATTGGATTCCTACCTTGCCTACTGAATACTTGTGGGCACCACGAGATTTTAAATACCTATGGAGACCAAATCACACAGGTATAAACTCGTCTGTGATGTGGTTTGACACCACGGTATTCAATTCAATATACAAAGATTTTGCTAGCCAGGATGTGCAGATACTTGCTCGTCGTTACCCCGGTGATCAAGACTACCTTAGTGAGAAAATAGATTTTGCTCGAAGACGATTCCTTGACGAACGACAAATCAAAAGCTGGCGCTGGCAATGTTTGGACGGCGGGTTTGACTTTAGACGCAGAACCAATCGCCGCCCTGGTACGGGCACCGACATCGATGGCGCTAGTGTGCTAGTGTTCCACGGCAAACCCAAGCCTGCAGAAATTACTGATCCTGTAATTTTACATCATTGGTATTAAAAACCCTACAAAAAAAGTAATACTATGGTATTACATTGACCATATATGCGCGAACTGCTATAATACACACATAGAGCAGCAAAACAACAAAGAATTAGTGGTCCAAAAACTAAAAAGAATTTTTAAAAACGGTTGACCATTAATTGCCCTTTTGCTATAATATACACATAAACAAAAAGTAACCCGCATTTCAAAGGAGCCAACAATGAGTGCAATTCGTGTTGTAAACGGTACCTACCGTAACCAATCTATCGTTAACAAAGAGTTTGCTCTTGTTAGCGGATTCCAGACAGGTGCCCGCGGTAACTATGTTACTGTTAAAAACAACGGTGCTTTCCCTAACTGCCCCGAAACAATTCGTATTAGTGTTAGCAACATTTCCGACATTGAGTATACTAACGGTATGATTACAGACAACCCCCAAGTAATTGCACAACCATCTGTTGTGATTGAAACAGAAGAACAAGCCATGGATCGTATCCGTGAGCGTTTTGAAATCCTGCATGAAATGACAAAGGCTACTGTGTCAGGTGACATTCGTGCTATGATTGTTAGCGGCCCTCCAGGTGTTGGTAAGAGTTTTGGTGTGGAGCAAGAAATTGACAAAGCAACTATGTTTGACAAGCTCGCCGGAAAACGTCTCCGTGCTGAAGTTGTTAAGGGTAGTGCTACCCCGATCGGACTCTACCAAACACTTTACAAGTATTCGGATTCGAATTGCGTGGTTGTATTTGACGACTGCGATAGTATTTTGCTGGACGACGTGTCTCTTAATTTGCTCAAGGGTGCCTTGGACTCAGGCAAGAAGCGTAAAATCTCCTGGTTGTCAGAGTCCAGCACTCTGCGCCGTGAAGGCATTCCTGACAGCTTCGAGTTCAAAGGTTCAGTAATCTTTATTACCAACTTGAAGTTCGACGGCATGAAGAGCCAGAAGTTGCGCGATCACTTGGATGCCTTGCAGTCACGCTGTCATTATCTGGACTTGACGCTGAATACCATGAGCGATCGTTTGTTGCGTATCAAGCAAATTGCCAAGGACGGTGTGTTGTTTGCAGACTATGATTTTGAGCCATGTGTGCAAGACGAGATCATTGAGTTTATGAACACCAACAAAGATCGTTTGCGTGAAGTATCTTTGCGTATGGCAATCAAGATTGCAGACTTGCGCAAGATGTCAGTTACTAACTGGAAGCGTTTGACAGAAACAACTTGTATGAAGAGTGCCTAATATGGATAACGACAAAGCATTCTTTGGAACTATACTTGCATTGTTTGCTTTGATGACAGGTAATCCAGGTTGGGCGTTTTTGATTTTCATAGTAGCAATAATGTAAGGACTGATATGTTTGAAATTTGGGATGGCGATTTGTATTTGTATTCTGTAGACACAAAATACGAAGCTGACGAACAAGAAGAAGCTGGCTTTACTGTGAAGTCACTGGAGTATTACGGTGCATGAGCTAGTTCTTAAACGACTAACAGAGTGTGCCGGCGGCGAGCCGGTTATTGAAGACGCAAACGGCGACGAACATGTAGTAGCAGAGTTAGACTTAATGGGTGACGAAGACTTGCTGATCTTGTTTGAAGAATTGATTGGTTTTAACGGGTAACCCCGCAGTGTGCGTAAGGGCAATGCCAATAAGACCCTTCCGATAATTTGTTACTCCCAGGGCATTGGTTGGCTCCGGCCTTGGGTTTATGGCAGGTACCCTTAAAAAGGTACCTGTCTTTTTGACTTCTAACAGCGGTAAGTATATAATAGTAAAACATGAAACAAGCAACAATCGTAATCAAAGACGAAGTCAATATCAAGATAGAAGGTCTTGATCTAGACGTTCGCAAAAAACTAGTAAACACTTTTAAGTATGAGAACCCGGCTGCACGTTACTTGCCGGCTGTGAGACTAGGTAGATGGGATGGCAAGATTGCTTACTTCCAACTTGGCGGCAGCACTTATACAAACTTACTGCCTGAGATCCTACCTATCTTAGAACAGTACGATTACGATGTTGAACTAGATGATCAGCGCGACTACTCAACTACGTTTGAGTTTAGCACTATGAAGGAAGACACATTTGCAGGCACTGTGTGGCCAGTTGGACATCCGATGGTTGGGCAACCAATTGGACTACGTGACTATCAAGTTGAAATTATCAACAACTACTTGCAGAATCCGCAGTGCATTCAGGAAGTTGCTACTGGTGCAGGTAAAACAATCATGACAGCGGCACTAAGTTGGAATGTACAACCGTATGGTAGGTCAATTGTTATTGTTCCTAACAAGAGCTTGGTTACACAAACAGAAAAAGACTACATCAATCTAGGACTGGATGTAGGTGTTTACTTTGGCGATCGCAAGGACTACGGCAAAACACACACTATCTGTACATGGCAAAGTCTAAACAACTTGCTTAAAGATACAAAAGAAGGCACAGCTACATTTACTATAAACGACTTTATGGAAGACGTTGTTTGCGTTATTGTAGACGAAGTCCACATGGCCAAAGCTGATGCGCTGAAAACTCTACTAACGGGTGTGATGTCTAAAGTGCCAATTCGCTGGGGATTAACCGGAACTATCCCTAAAGAGAAGTTTGAAAGCCAAGCACTATTAGTTGGACTTGGTCCAGTTATTAGCAAGCTAAGTGCTAGCGAGTTGCAGGATCGCGGTGTGCTAGCACAGTGTCACGTTAACATTGTGCAGTTAATTGACCACGTGGAATACTCTAACTATCAAAGTGAGCTCAAATACTTACTTGAGGAATCCGGGCGATTAGATACCATGGCAGATCTTGTGCGTAAAGTGAACGAAACAGGCAACACACTTGTGCTAGTAGACAGAACAGAGTGCGGCAGACAACTGGTAGAACGACTAGGTGACGGCGCTGTTTTTGTATCCGGTGCTACTAAGGGCAAAGAAAGACAAGAACACTATGATGAAGTGGCTGACGCAACTGATAAAATTATCGTGGCTACATACGGCGTGGCTGCGGTTGGTATTAACATTCCTAGAATTTTTAATCTGGTGCTCATTGAACCTGGTAAAAGCTTCGTTAGGGTTATCCAATCAATTGGTCGTGGTATCCGCAAAGCTGAGGACAAGGATCATGTACAGATCTGGGACGTAACTAGTACTTGCAAGTTTGCTAAACGTCATTTAACCAAGCGCAAACAGTTCTATAAAGAAGCCAACTATCCCTTTACAGCAGAAAAGCTGGACTGGATGAAGATCAAATAAACTTGACTTTTACTGAGTAATACTGTATTATACAACTATGCGAATTTTAACACTAGATAACACCCCTTTTGACCTTGACCATCTTCCTGAAGAAGTAGATGACATGCGTTTTGCAATTTTAGATAACTCAACCACATCGGATCCTGACTATCATTATATTCCATTAATCTTTCTTGAGAGTTTTACTGCGCCGGCACTAGTGTTGCGTATTGGCGAACATAGAATCAAGATGCCGTTGGACTGGCAAATTTTAATTGGTGAACCTGACTTGGGCGATCTCGAGATGCTGCCACTTACTTCAGTTAATGATCGTGGATTCAAGGCATTTGAATTCAATCCGTTATCAAGTTTTAGACCCAGCTTTCCCGAAATAGAGATTGTTGATGTGTACCAAGAAGTCACATGGTATGCTCCTAAATTAAAAAACGGCCAGATGCTGTGTGTTCCTATTACTAATGATTCTAAATCTGCATGTGTGTACTTTGTAAAAGACATCAGCCGCAATTGTGAAATTGTTGATTATAGCAAAGCCTGGTAATGAAGTATTCTGAGACTCAGTTAATTGACTTAATGAAACGTATGGTAGCAATCTACTTGGAAAGCTATCCAGCCGACGAAGAAGAACTAAAGCGTTTTCAAGCCTGGGTTCTTGTACAATGGGGTTACAAAGATGGATCTTGACGAAATGCTTACTAATCCCGAGATCGCGTCTCAAATAACAGAGGCAGCTACCGACGACAGATTACGATGGAAGTATACAGTATATCGAGACAGAAGTGCAGAGATCACAACTGGTCTTCTTAATCTGTATGGTAAATTTGGTTGGGAAATTGCATCCACATCTGAAGTTCCAGAAACTGATCAATGGGGTAACACTTGTTATTATACCAGGATTATTTTTAAAATGCCGTGGTATCATGTACAGGAAGACGATCTTGATGGGCAGAATCTAAATGGGCAGTCTTAAACCTGGTGCAACTTACATTTATGAACGTGCCAACGGTATTACTTACGCCCGTGAATCCGGCGCAGACCCAAGCACCAGAGTAGCAGTAGGATATGATTTTGATCCAGTAACTGGTCACAAAATAGACTACGATAAGAGAACACCCGACGGTAGACCGTTGCACGAGCATCTAATGGAAGATAAGCTGTGGGGAGAGATCCGCAGAGCTGCTAGAACCAATCCTACTTTACAAGATGCACTGGAACGTGCTATAGTAATATACGAACTCAGTAAACAACATAACACAGACACAGTAATGTGGCATCCAGTATGAGCGATAAACTATCAATAGCAAATGAAATGAAAATGTTTGACCGCAAGGTCAGAACATTCTATGACGATCTTACAGCTGAAGAACGCAAGAAGTTCTCAACGTTCCTTATGTTACGCTGGGGCTCCGCAGTAGAAGGTTCGCGTGAACTACAGGAGTTCTATGTAATTGCCACAAACGAACGACTGAATAAACATTTCTTTGACTTGGGCAAGCATCCTAAACTGCAATGGTTACTAGCAACTACAGTAAGTCCAGATATGGGTGCCATGCGACATAATTGGATTGCTCCTAAAAAGAAAGAAGCTGGGTTAAGTGCCAAACGCAAAGCGTTAATGGAAATCTATCCCACATACAAGGATGACGAAATTGATGTAATGTGTCAAATAGTTACACAAAAAGAGATTGATGCATACAACAAAGACTCTGGCAAAGATAAAAAATGATGGCGCATCAGTGTACGTTTTGCAAGAAAGAATTTGTAAGAGAGACTAGTCTCGAAACTCACATGTGTGAGCCCAAGCGGCGATATCGAGAACAGAACGAGCCAGGCGCACGACTTGGATTCCAAGCATACGTTAAGTTTTACGAATCAGCACAGCGCACTGGGAAAACAAAAACGTTTGATGACTTTGCTACATCTGCTTATTATCGAGCATTTGTAAAGTTTGGACGTTACTGTGTTGATACAAAAGCAATCAGTCCCGGGAGATTCATGGACTGGTTACTAAAGAATAACAAAAAAATTGATAACTGGTGCAGTGACAAAATTTATACAGAGTACTTGTTTGACTATCTCAAGATAGAAGCAGTTGACGATGCGCTAACAAGAGCTATCGAATACGGTATTGACTGGCAAGAACGTACAGGCAATCCTGCACATGACTGTTTGAGATTTGGCAATACCAATGCCATTTGCTATGCAGTAACATCAGGTAGAATTAGTCCCTGGGTAATTTACAACAGTGAGTCTGGACAGAAATTTCTAAATGAATTAGACACTAGTCAGATATCAATGATTTGGAACTATATTAACTCTGACGTATGGCAAAAGAAATTCAAAGAGTATCCCGAAGATCAAGCCTACGCTAAAGATATTTTAAAACAAGCAGGATGGTAATATGATAAAGACTTTAATGCCTGGTCCAGGAATACACATTGATAATAACCATTCATCGTGGCCTTCATTTTACAACAATTACACATCGTCAAATAACACACTGGTTGGGCAAGTTAGATACAACGGCAGCAGTCAAAATATGGAAGTGTATGATGGTCTCGCCTGGATAACAATAGCATCATCGCACCCAACAGTGGAACTCAACGGCGAAGTGCAAGCTATTCTAGCATGGGCTAGAAAAAAAATAGCAGATGAAGCACGAGTCCAAGAACTTGCAGACAAACATCCATCAGTTGCAGATGCACTAGAAGCAGTAGCAAAGGCCGAAGAACAAGTTCGCATTGTGGCAGCATTGGTAGATACAGCATGAGCGCAGATATTGACATTGACTTTGCTGACAGAGACAGTGTGTTGAAACTCATTCAACACACACCTGCACGACTCGAGCTTAGTGAAACATCAGCCAGAAAACACAACTCCGGTGTGTATGTAACAGAGATTCCATTTGATCCTATAAACAACTGTGCTTCAATTGACTACGAAACAGCAGAAAAGCGTGGCTACTTCAAGCTGGACTTTTTGAACATGGGGGTTTACAGCTTAGTGCAAAGTCCCGAACACTACGAGCAGATGTTGGCTGCAACACCACCTTGGCAGAGATTATGGACTGATCTAGAATGGGCCAAGCAACTGGCACACGTGGGCAATTATACTGAATTACTAAAGGAAATGCAGCCTGACTCTATTCCAAGATTGGCTGCATTTATATCTATTATCCGTCCGGGCAAAGCACACTTACAACGTAAGCCCTGGGCAGAAGTGTTTGCAAGTGTATGGGACGGTGACTCTAGTCGAGGATACACGTTTAAGAAGGCGCATGCTATAAGCTACGCAGCCTTAGTAGCCTTGCACATGAATTTACTCAATTGAAATCTTGTTTGTTCCATTGATACCCCCACACATTGATACTCTCGGGGCTTGCGGCAACTGGCAGCATAGTGTCCCAAAATTTATGAAGAGTATCGTCAGCAGATAGTCCCATCTTATCGCAAAGATAACTGCTACCACCAGGTTGAAATAAACTTGAATAATCTAATACAGTTACATTGTTGTTGTTTAAAAACTTGTCTTCTAGTTTTTTTATATGATATGTTTGGTCATTTAACTTTTTCTTAACCTCTGAGATTCGATGATCGTTGGTGATGTCGGGATCAGGCAAATCAATATATTGATCAACTAACCATTCGCTGTGCTGCTGGATATTTGCTAATGTATTCCTATGTATTAGAAAAGTCTTAACTATAAATTCCCAGTTTATACTCAAGAAGTCGACCTTGCTTACGTCTATATAATACACATCAACTGCACCAGTGGCGCATAGTTGAGAAATTGTAGACAAATCTAATCGGTAACCATGCATCGGACCTACATAAATTAAATTGCTGGCAGGATCTAGAATTAAATTTTTTTCTAAGAATAGTTGTTCAAACGATCCAGAAGTTTCCACGGGTCTAGTATCAAAACTACCATTACTTCTGCCAGTGACTGGATCAACACTCCACCAATTATTAATAACATTGGGCAACAGCCCTGTCCATCCTGCAACAAAATCCCCTCGGGCACCACCGCCGGATAGTATTAGTTTAAACCTAACATTAACCATGACTAGTCAATTTTTCGAACAAGCACAATGCTTCTGCGCTTGGATTTTTTACGTATCATTTCTGTTAAACTGCATACTGGGCCGTGAAGTATTTCTAGATCTTTGTTAACAAATGTTTTTAAGTATCCTTTAAAAGGATCCCAGTCTTGCTTTAAAAAGATGTTAATAGGAATAGATCTGTTGCTTTCCCACCACCAAACATTGGCAAGATCTATAAATCTACGCTTGACTTCTAGATCTTGTATACTTCCAAAATCATAGATGGTAGTAATCGTATCGTCTTGATTTTGAATAATACCCACGTACTCTGTGCTAGCGTATACGCACAGTGTTATGAAAGGGTATTTTTCTGCTAATTTGTTAAAGATGTTACTGCCCATAAATATTGTTGGAGATTCCTATGTATTCAACCACGGCGTATTTATATCAACAAAAAACCAAAGTATTAATGATTGACACCGGCGGTGACTACTTTACAATGAGGTACAATCCTGTGTACGCAAAGAAACTAACAATTAACAAAGGTGTTGACAATGTGCTCTTGTTTGAGTTCATTAATCAAGACGAAAAACCTGTCAACATTACCGGTAGCACAATGGTATTCCGCTTGGTGGATCAAGCTGGAGTAGCGCTAATGAACGAAACAGAAATGACCATACTAAATGCTCAGTATGGTCGAGCCAAGGTTACCCTACCAGCAGGCGTACTAGACGCTATTCGCGCACAGCCAGCTAGCTATTCAATTACTCGCCGTTCAGGTAACTTAACAGAAGCGGTGTTTGTGGATGCACAAGCAGGTGCCAGAGCAGATGTAGATATTATGGATTCAGTATACCCTGAATTCTATCCAAGCGCTGAGTGTACTATTCCCACAATGCAGTTATCAGCACAAACTGGATCTCCATCCGGATCTCCTGCAACATACCCTGATTGGGCACGAAATCCAAATGCTATTATCAACAGCTGGAGCCCGATCATGAATACCGAGTACTACAGCAGCTTTATTGTTCCTACCGGTCCGCTCACTACTATCCAAATGGACTTGGTTGGGTACACTGGTACAATCAAGGCACAATGGGCCGAAAACTATCAAAGCTCTTGGCATAATGTAACTGATTCCACTTTGTATCTAAACAAGACTGAAACAGTGCATATGAACATAGTGGGTTATTATCCTATTCTTAGATTGTGTTTTAACAACTCAGTCTACACCACAGGGTTAAATGGTCAACTTGGTAATCCCGCACAGGTATCTGCGCTAGTGTCCGACGAAGGTGTTGTGGTTGGAGCTACAATAACCGGGCAAGGAAATGGTTACCTAGCACCTCCGCTGATTGAGTTTGTGGGCGACGGTGCAGGAGCAAGGGCAGAAGCGTTTGTTGATGCAAATGGTGCGCTTACTACTATCAACATTCTTGATGGTGGTTCGGGCTATAGACCAATCCCCCCAACTGGAATCCAAGCCACAATTATTGTGTCAACTGGACGGATTGAAAACATTCTTTATCGTTGATCTAGCGTAATAAATCTGTTATAATTAACAGATGCTAGATGTTCTAAGTTATCTCCCTGCTAAGAAAAAGCAAACACCTTCGGGGTGGCTTAGCTTTAATGCGCCGTGTTGTCAGCACAATGGCGCTAATCAGGACAAGCGCGGGCGCGGCGGGCTCAAGGCAACTGAGCAAGGATGGAGCTACCATTGCTTCAACTGTGGATTTACTTCTAGCTTTACATTAGGCCGCAGTGTTAGTTACAAGGCTAAGAAATTCCTAGGCTGGTTAGGTGTGTCGGAAAATGAAATCGAGCATCTTAATCTAGAAAGCCTGCGTCACAGAAGTATACATGGGTTATTAGATGATCGTACAAAGGTATTTCAAACCCTAGCAGATATCAAGTTCGAAGAGTTTGATGACTTCCCACCTTACTCCGAAGTAATTACTCCAGAGTATCCGTTGTATTGGGATTACATTCAGAAACGGCGAGTCCCCGAAGACTTTCCGGTAATGACCGCTATCAAGAACGATGGAGTTCATTGGGTTAGACCGTTTGTGTTAGTACCATTTACGTTTGATAACACAGTTGTTGGCTGGTCCGCTAGATTTCTAGATAATAAAATACCCAAGTATATCAACCACTCACAACCCGGATATGTATTTGGTACAGATCTACAGAAACCAGACTGGCAACATGTATTAGTGACCGAAGGCTTGTTTGACGCACTTAGTATCAATGGACTAGCGGTAATGCACAACACTGTGAGCGATGCACAAGCTAGATTGATACGCAGCCTTGGAAAAGAAATTACAGTGGTACCCGATCAAGATACCGCAGGCATTGCATTAATAGATCGTGCAGTGGAGTTAGGATGGGCGGTAAGTATATCCGACTGGGGAGATGATATTAAAGATGTAAACGATGCTGTGATTGCATACGGCAAGTTAGCTACACTTATGATGATCATGCAAGCCAGAGAAACAAGCAAAATTAAGATAGAACTAAGGAAAAAGAAACTTGTTAAAAGATTACAACACTGATGTTCAGAAGTTATTTCTAGAAATGATGCTAGAAGACGCAACTAGTTACGTGCGTGTTCAGAACATCTACAATCCAGAAAACTTTGATAGGAGCCTTAGAAAGGCAGCAGAATTTATCAAAGAACACTCTGAGAAGTATAAGACATTGCCCGATCGTACTCAGATCTCGGCTGCGTGTGGCGTTGCGTTACAAGCTGTACCAGATCTAAACGAAGGGCATCAAGACTGGTTTATGGCAGAGTTTGAAGGCTTTACTAAGCGCCAAGAACTTGAACGTGCTATTCTAAAAGCAGCCGACTTGCTTGAAAAGGGCGAGTTTGAACCAGTAGAAAAACTAATCAAAGATGCAGTACAGATTTCACTTACTAAAGACATGGGTACGGACTACTTTGCTGATCCTAGTGCTCGCATTAACAAATACTTCAACTCAGGTGGTCAAGTCTCAACAGGATGGCCGCAACTAGACAGACTGCTGTATGGCGGATTTAGCCGTGGCGAACTAAACATCTTTGCAGGTGGGTCAGGCTCTGGCAAGTCGCTTGTTATGATGAACATTGCGCTTAATTGGTTGCAACAAGGTCTAAGTGGTGTTTACATTACATTGGAACTGTCTGAAGAACTTACATCGTTGCGTACTGATGCTATGTTAACAAACATGAGCACAAAGGATATTCGCAAGGACATTGATTCAACTGAACTCAAAGTCAAGATGGTTGCTAAAAAGTCCGGGCAGTATCGTGTTAAAGCATTGCCAGCACAGTCAAACGTAAACGATATCCGTGCTTACTTAAAAGAAGTACAGGTACAGACAGGAATCAAAGTTGACTTTATCATGGTTGACTACTTGGACTTGGTTATGCCAGTAAGCGCTAAAGTTAGCCCTAATGACTTGTTTGTTAAAGACAAGTATGTGTCAGAAGAATTGCGTAACTTGGCCAAAGAACTAGGTATCCTAATGGTAACTGCATCGCAGTTGAACCGAAGTGCTGTGGAAGAGATTGAATTTGATCACTCACACATTTCAGGTGGTATTTCAAAGATTAACACAGCTGATAACGTGTTTGGTATCTTTACAAGTCGTGCTATGAAAGAGCGTGGCAAGTATCAGATCCAGTGTATGAAGTCTCGAAGCTCGACCGGCGTTGGTCAAAAAATTGATTTGGAGTACAACATTGAAACTATGCGCATTACTGATGAAGGTGGAGACCAAGGAGGATACAACAAGCCTCAAAGCTCAATCATGGAAAGTATCAAAGCAAAAAGCCAAGTTAAGAGTACTGCCAGTGCTACTGACTCCGACGATACAGCTCCACCAAAATGGGAACGTCCCACAGGAACGCCTGCATGGGAGCAGGCGCCTAAAGTGAGTGCAGATGTTCAAAGTGCAAAACTAAAACAACTGCTAGGTCAGATCAAATCTAATTAAGCAATAGCACCACGGATCACAGCGAAGCGTAGTACCAAGGATTCACTTAATGAACCAAGGCTTACGTTGCGGACTGTGATCACTGCTGAGCCTGTGGTACAGTTTGAGCCATATGTGTAAGAGCCAGCAGTACCACCACCTACCAAGTTGATCAACAATAAGTCTCTTGCACCGATAGTTGAGTTAGTTAGTGTAAAACTCACTGCGGTACTTGCACCTAGCGCAGTAGCTTGCATGGTAATTTCACCAGTAGTTTTGTTCAGCGTAACTCCAGTTGATTTATTACCAGTCTGGCTCACAGTACCACCGGTACCAGCACCGTATCCAACTGCACCACCGTCGCCGGCTAGCACAGATCCGGCGCTGTTGATGTTGCCACCAGTTACGTTACCACTTTCACTTACTAATCCTGTGATGTATTCTCCAGCGGTGGAGAATACAGCTACGTTTGCAGTGCCGCCTACACTCATAGCAATGTTGCCGTTTGCAGTCATTGCAAGTGTTGTAGTCCCTGAAACCAAGTTGGCCTGCAGACCCTGCACACCGTTGACCAACAGCGCACCGTTGGTAACTTGAATTGTGGCAATGTTGGCAGCATTAGCAGTATCTTCAATGTGAATACTGCTGGGCCCGATCCATACGTCGGCCCACTTGTTGGTTACATTCCCCAAGGTAAACATGTTGGTAGTTGTGGGATTCAAGTTACCAGTAATGGCTGCGCCAATCAAGTTAGTGGTTCCGCTCACAGTTAGTGTAGTAACGTTGGCAGCATTGGCTGAAAGGTTTCCTGAAATACCCACACCACCAGCAACTACTAGAGCACCTGTGGTTCTGCTGGTACTAGGAGTAGTGTTGCTGATAGTAACAATTTGTTGGTAGTTGGTTGCAGGACGAACTAAGTCTTGAATAGAAATATTTGTGCCGCTGTTGGATGTCAAAAATTCAAAAATGTAAGTACCAGTTTCAGCAAATGTAATAGTGTTCGAAACTCCTGGAGTTCCGGGACTAATACCACTAATTGATTTAATTCCGACGTTAACAGTAGCTGGTAATGTTAGCGTGTACGCAAT